CAACCAACTGTGGAACGAGCACTTCAGCCTGCCTCACCTCGGCTAGACTAGCTGGTTCATCAGCTTCACCTTTCTCCTTGGGAGGGTCCACTTGAACCAAAACCTCCTCAATAACACAGCTCACCTTAACCTTCGGCGGCTCAGAGGGCGCTGCAGTACACAAAGGCGCCCTCAAGAAGAAAGTTGGATCCCCAGAGGCGCCACCAAACGCCAACCAGGTCCTAAATCTGGTCCAATCAAAATCAGGAATCTGGGACTCAAAATTAGAGTACATCCACCCAGAATCCTCATTGGGCCAGTTTGCCTCAAGGGAGTAGCGGCCATCCCAAGGCATAAGAATCCCCTCCTTACGTTCACCGAGCATTTCATGTGCTAGACAGACAATCTCACCTATAACGGGCGAGTTCTTATCCATCCGGTAATACCCGGACGCCCGCTCAGCAAAACGCTCAAGCGGCTCAGGAAGGTTTGCAGGACCCACAAAGAGCTTCTGTAGCAATCTAAGTGGGTTTGCCATGGAGCTAGAGTCCCCATTCCAAGGATCACCAAACTGGCGATTCAGAAAACTCACAACACCTCCACGGCGGACGACCTCCACTTCGTACTCCTGTCCCATCATCTCTGCACTCCTAACAAGTGCCTGAGGGTCCACAGAGCCGGTAAGGCTGTCATCACCACCATAAATCCCCAGCTTGCTCCACGCATACTCTGGGGTGCACCTCTGACCATCAACCTCTGTGTCCAACCAGGCACAGAAATCAATAAAAGCTGTCAGAAGGCTATTAAAATCCGAAGTCTCCTGCGACCCGGAACCACGATCGTACTCGGTTTGATAACGGCGCCCTTGGGAGGTGGTGCCTCTAATGCCAAACTGCTTGTCCATGGCTTCATTAAGACCCGCATGAAACTCGGGCCTAAACCATCTGAACAAGATCACGCGCTCCAAAATGCGCGCCCGACGAGAAACATGTCCATCAAACTTGCTCCCATCAGCCATCACACAGTGTGCCTCGTTCTGCAAAACCTCGCAGACTCGCTCAGCACACTCAGCTGGGGTTTTGGCAAATGCATACCACGGCATCTCCGACATGATACCATCATGGAAGGCATACACGTAGGGTGCGTACGCCCGTTTCACAGGTGGCTTAGACTGTGAAATATTCCTAGGAACCGTAGGTTTCTGATACGTCTCGTTCTTAATAAACGCATCCCAGGAAACATTATAAGCGGGTCCAGTAACC